TATGCCAATGGTAAACGGTAAGAAGTACAGCTACACAACGAAGGGTAAAGCAGCAGCTAAGAAGGCAGCAGCTAAGAAAGGCACTAAGCCTAAGATGACTAAGAAGCGTAAGTAGTGGCGTACACTAAGCCTACTCTGCGAGAGCGCATCAAGAACAAGGTGATGGCAGGCTCTAAAGGCGGCAAGGCAGGTCAATGGTCTGCTCGCAAGGCTCAGCTTGTTGCTCAGGAGTACAAAGCCAAAGGTGGCGGCTACTCCGGCAGCAAGTCCAGTGGTCAGAAGTCACTGTCAAAGTGGACTAAAGAGGATTGGGGTACTAAGTCAGGCAAGCCGTCTACACAGGGTAAGAAAGCGACAGGAGAGCGCTACCTGCCTAAGAAGAAGCGTGACGCAATGTCAAAGAAGGAGTACGCAGCAACGACAAGGAAGAAGAGGGCTGACACTGCTAAAGGCAAGCAGTATTCCAAACAGCCAAAGAAGTAACCTAATCCTCTGTGCTACCTTAGGATCGTCCCTGCGGACGTACACAAAAAAGCCCTGTAGAGATTGGGATGCTCTACAGGGCTTTTTCTTACTCGTCAGTTAGCTGCTTTATTACTTTCCTACCTCTAATAATAAAATCATTAACCTTCTCGTCTTCTTCCATGAGCTGTTTCAGGCTGTGCGGTAGATGATCTACATCCCAAACTATCCTACACACACAAGCTGAACCAACCTCTTTTAGCGTTATACAGCCGTTACAGTAACGACCCACTAGATTCCACAGACACCAGAGGCACACACAGTCTCGCTGTTCTCCTCAAACACCACACCCTTGTGCTTCATAGCCTCTTTGTAGCTACACATCGTTAGCGGCTGACCACCACGAGAGCCATCAGGGTAGCAGGTAAAGCCTCGCAGACGTGGTGCATACTTAGCCAGTATTGTAGCAAACTCCATCACACGGTCTTCGTTGTTGCCTTCACTGCCCCACGGCGGTAGGTTGATAGTAGACGAGATAGACATATCTACATAGTCTTGTACGTCAGCTTGGAACTTCAGCCTACGCTCAAAGTCATTAACCATAGACGATGATGTCTGTATCTTGTCAGGGTCTAAGCCGTGTGTCTTAATTAGGTCTTCAGCTGTAGCATCTACAACGTACTCATACTTCCACTTATCACCACCAACTAAGTAGCGGCGCTTGTAAGCAACAGCGTACAGAGGCTCTATGCCTGTTGTAGTGCCTGCGAGTATCCCTATAGTACCTGTAGGAGCGATTGCACGATACGCAACAGGGCGACTGATGCCACGGGCGTCACAAAGAAGATTAGCAGCTCTTTCCGATTCATCTCTAAATACCTCTAACCACCTGTGCAGCTCTTCTGTTACTTCGTAGTCACTGCCACGCTTTAGCAGAAACTCGTGCATACCCATTAAACCAAGACCGAGCCTTCTGTTCTTCTGTCTAACAGCATACACTTTCTTAGTTGGAAGGTCTGCTGTGAGCGTGCCTGCGACAAGGAACATCGAGGCGACTCGAACGATTGCTCTAAACTCCTCGATGTCATCAATTGCGCCAATATTAATACTTCCAAGATTACACACATCTGAATCATCCTCACTAGTGACTTCGGTACAAGCGTTCCTGAGTGTTTCATTCTCTTTATCTCCGAAGTTAAAGGAAAATCCCGGCTCTCCTGTCATTAGTGCTTGACGGCAATTCTGTACAAACGTCTCAGGCAAGAAGCCGTTGTTGACAGCATCTAAGAACTTGTCATCGTAGTTAAGACTGATGTTAGTCATGTCTAGCGGTGCAGGGAAGTTAAAGTTGTTCTGCTTAGCATCAAACACTGTAACGCCTTCAGCGATGGGCAGTGCGTGCCAATCTTTAGCAGACAAGAACGCTTGTGCGTCTCCGTGTTGCCAGTTCAGTGAGGCATAGATAGCACTACGTCTACTGCCGCCCTGCATCACGTTTCTGCCTATTTCGTTTATAGAGTTCATTAGTGGCAGTGGGCCTGACGCTTCCCCGCCTGTCCTGCCCAGTGGTGACCCGCTCGGACGAAAGACGCTGTAGTCTATGCCAATGCCGCCGCCGCTCATTAGACAGTCGCTTGCTCGTTGTGTCAGCTTTCCCCATTCTTCTCTAGTGTCCTCTTCACCTTTCAACAGATAGCAGTTGTTGTAGAAACTAGCCTGTCTACCTGCATAGTAAATGTAACGGCCACCTGCCATAAACTTAAACTGCTTCATAGCATTGCCTAGATACTCTGAGTCTTCAGTGCTTAGTATGCCTGTACAGACATCGTGCATAAGGTCATCTACTTTCTCTGACCAAGTTTGCGTCTCGTTCAAGGCGTACTTGTTGCGGAAGATTGACTCACCAAAACTATTTCTAAACTCGCTCATGCTGCTTGTCCTCTATCTGAGTCTTTAATAAATACACCTGCGCCGTTGAGATAGCCTTTACGATCTTTAATGTCTTCGTAAGCGACTTCTAAACATTGTTCTAGTGTTAGTTCGTTCATCATTGCTAAGTTGTTCAACACCACCAAGCAGTCACCAATATCATCTGCTATATCTCTATGCTTTGCTACGTTGTCAGCAAGTTCTCCTACCTCACTAACTAGCTTCAGAGCCTGTGTTGCTACAATACCGTTCCTAAAGATTCCACGTTCGCTGCTCCACTTGGTACACAGCTGTAGTAACTCATCTATTCTAGACACTGCACTTCTCCTCTATCAACTTGTCTAAGTACCAACGTGCTTTGCGTAGGTCTTCTATACCGTTCTTATCTTGCCAACGGTGTGTGTACTTGATTAGGTTGCCGTTAAGGTAGCCTAAGAAGGCTTCTTTACTGATCCGCTCTTTAATGTACTCAATGCACTCAATACCGTCGCCTTTGTAGTGACTAGGATTAATAGCATCCTTTATAGATTCTGCTGCTCTCTGCTCGGCGTTAATTTGCTCACTAACACGTCTAGCGTGCGCTCTACGTTTCTTAGTTATTGCGTCCCACTCTTCAGCAGGTGAATTGTCAAGAAAACTCATCGTCATTTTCTCCTAAGTCTTCGATTATTTGATCTAGTTTGTCCTCTACCTTGTCCTCAAAGCGTTCTACAAGCTCCGTAGAGTTAATCTCTAACGTCTCAAGTACAGTTATCTCATCTAAGAGAGACAGCTGCTCTTTTATCTCTGTGAATGTTTTACTCATTCGTAGACTCTCCGTACTTCTTTCTAAGGTAGGACATACTAATTGGCAGCTCGTCAAAGCTACCGTTGTTTACTTCGTTGAATATCCAAAGACCACGCCAAGACTGATTAGTCTGCGGTGTGAGATAGCTTTGGTCTTCTTGGTAGAAGATGCCTGCGAACAGACCAGTGACTGACACACCGTCAGCTCTACGTGCGTAGGCGATGTCTCTGTCTTGTACGTGACCCATGACACAGCTAACCATCTTCTTAGTCAGCATTAGCTTAGCAGACGACACAGGGCGACCCATAACGCCAGAGGTGAAGTAGTGAGAGTAGGCTATACCGTCAATCATCTTAACTTCTAAGAACGGTACAACTTCCCAACCCATCTTCTCTAGACCAAGATCAGCAAAAGACATCAAACCCTCAAGCTCAGGACTGTCTTCTACTGCTCTAGTAATCCTGTTCTCGTGGTTGCCAAGTAAGAACACTAGCTTAGGTTTCCACACCTTGTGCTTGTTAGCGCGTTGCCGTGCTTGTTCTTCCTTGATAGGAGCTAGGAAAGCCTGCATAGCAACCTTGCCTGACTCTACGTCTGCTTGATAACGTCTGCCTTCAAAAGACTTCTTACCTTTGTCATAGCTAGACAGGCTAGGAAAGTCCCAGTGGTCACCTAGATGAATGATAACTTCAGGCTTCATAGCGACTGCATACTTACCTGCCCACGTCAGATGCTCTATATTAGAGTCTGGTTTAACCTGCGTGTCTGGTATGACAAAATGTCTCATGTCTTCTTCCTCGCTGCACGTTCTGCGTTAGTTTTCTTCTGGTGACACTCTACGCACAAGACCTGCATACCGTCTGCTTCACAGAACAACCTCTCTGAGAAACCTGCAATGTCTTTATAGCTGCTTAGTTTGCCTGCCGGAATGATGTGGTCTACCTGTATCTCTTTGTTGGTATGCCACTCTGAACACTCAGCACATTGATACTCGTACTTGTGTCTGCAACCTTCTACTGTACGCTCTGCGTCCTTCTTAACTTGAAACTTAACAGGATAACGGCTGTAAGCCTGTCTAAGCGCTGATCGTATGAACTGCCAATAACGTGCTTCTGTCCAAGTCTTTCCGGCTCTAGTGCGTGGTACTAGTTGCTTCGCCATAAAAGCGTACTCCTGTAGGGCGTTCTCGTGGAGGCATCCACATCTGTCCTGCTGTGCGTCTTAGCCACAGTAGACGTGCATTCTCCAACGCCCTGTCATAGCCTAATTGGTCTTCGCAAATGTCCCACATATCAGTTTCTTTGCGGCAGTTGCCAATCAGCTCGTGTGCGCCACCTGCGCCTATACCGTCAACACCAATGATGTTGTCAATAGAGTCACCTGTTAGTATCTGTTTGTAAAAGCTCTTCAAGCCTATCTCTGAGCTTACGAAGTACTCTTCCTTTTTCACAAAGTTATAGTGCATACCTGCCACTTGATCGAAGTCTTTATCAATGCTTACCATGATAGGATCATCATTCAAATGAGCAGAGGAAGCAGCAGTAGCTATAGCATCGTCAGCCTCTTCACCTTCGACCATTACCGCATCCCAATATCCAATAGCATACTCGCGTATAGCAGGTAGTAGAGTAGGTTTTGCACCTTTCCTGTTTCCTTTGTACGGAGCAGTGACGGCAACGTTATGTCTGAAGTTACCGCCTCCGGTTAGGTATAGGATATAATCGTGCTCAGGATAACGCATTAGAACGTCAGTGAGGAGAGAGTTAAAGGCTCGTTTGACTTGTGCTGTAGCATTCTCTAAAGAGACT